GTTGGATCTAATTTTCTCTCAGATTTCAAGGAATTTCCGGGTGATGCAATGGTCATAGAGGAAGTGGATCAGTGCTCCCAGAAGAATATCGGCTATGGTCGAGATCGACTCAGAGGATCTATCTACCAATTCCGCAGACACGTAGGAAATCCTACAACTAAAGGCGAAGGAATCAACAAGTTTTACCAGAGATCTTCTCAGAATGTCTGGTTTATCCCTTGCGGGAATTGTGGAGAAATGCAGGATCTAGATTGGTTTAAAGTGATATTGAATGCCAAGCTGGATGATGATGGAAGCATGGTAGACTATTCCCTTTTTGATGAGGATTGGAGACCCGGCTGTGGTAGAGATATCTATTGTATGTGCCCCTCTTGCGGGCTTCCTCTTGATCGAGGGTCTAAAGACGGTAGCTGGATTCCCCAGAACCCAACTACTGAAAACGAGGGTTTTCTTGTAACGATGCTCAACTCTTGGGAGAACTCTGTAGCTGATATGTATGAGTCATGGGAACAAGCTTGGGGTGATGCCAATGGAATGCAACATTTCTGGAACTCGAATCTTGGTTTACCATATACTTCAAGCAGTTCTCGCCTTTCCGAGAATACTCTAAAGAGAGCTTGTCAACTGACTGAGCCTTATCAGTTTACGATCTTGAAAGACAGAGGTTATTGTAAGAGAAGCCCTGACGCAAGATGCTCGATGGGTATTGACGTAGGAAAGAAATTCGATGTTCGTATTTCCGAGGTCTCGGGTAGCGGCACTCGAAAAGCTGTTTTCATGGGTAAAGTATCCTCTCGCCATGAGCTGATAACTCTTGGAGTTCAATATAACGTATTCTGTGCAGTTATAGATTCCGCACCTGAATTCAGGATAGCTATAGACTTTATGAATGAAGCCCCTTTCTATGTCTGGACTTGCAGATACTCTGGAGAGGGGAGAGACTCCCGAACTCGTAGGGACAAGAAAACTCGGATGATTAATATTGATAGAACTGTAGCTTTGGATAGAGGATTAGCTGAATTCAAAGGAGGTCGAAATTATCTCCCCAGTAACTTTGAGTCGATAATGGGAGGTGAATACTCTCAGGAAATGACGGATTCTATCAGGCAAGAAGAGCAGGATAGACAAGGTAATTTAAGAATGGTGTGGTCTAAAGGCAAGGATCACCAAAGACACGCAGATGTTTATGATCTTCTTGCCTCTGAATTTTGTGCTGGATCAGGCTTAAGCGGGATTAGTTTCGGTTAAGTCTTGATCTTAAAAAAAGAGAATGATATGTTACTAAGTGAATTTAGCGTTAGATTTCAGAAAAATATCTTAAGAATATATAAGGTGGCTGTATGAGCAAAGAGAATAAACCTTCCAAACCAATACTTAGCCACGCCTACATCTTGTCTGATGATACAATTATCTCGGCTCAAGATATTGCAAAAAAAGGCGTATTAACTCCAATGTCAAAAGCCGCTGATGCAACTGAACAGGTAAATGCACCTAATCAGTTCAACACTACAGGGACTTTTAAGAGAACCAAATCCTATGATGAAGTTCCGCCTCCTTACGATCCTGAGATTCTAGCGAAATTCTTAGAGATTGACGAAATTCATTTCAGTTGCTCTAAAGTAAAGATCACAGATGCCATAGGAAGAGACTTCAAAATAGGTGCACTTCAAGACCAGTATTCTAATCTTCTGCTTGATTTGGATAGCGTTGAGGAGGAAACTCTAAAAGAAGAGAAGCTGTTGATCTGGGATTTCATTATGAATTGTAATGAGAGAGACGGATTCATAGGTACTTGGACTCAAGGAGGCTTAGACTTTGAATCTGTAGGATGGGGAGCAATCGAGGTTGTCCGATCTTTTGATAAGAAAGTAAGGAAGATTAACCATATCCAAGCATCTCGAATACAAGTACTCGAAGGCGGAGTAGGTTTTGTTGAGAAAAGAAATGATGGTACTACTGTCTATTACCAGAACTTTGGAAGGAAAGTCGTCTCAACCACTAGGAAGGATTTCTTTGGAAATGCAGAAGACTTTGACATTATCAGAGATAAGTCTTGGGATAAATCTGAGTGGAATCTAAGAGATTGGGAAACATTCCAGCCAACAAATAGTCTTGAGAAATCTGCAAGCGAACTTCTATTCTTCCCCAAGTTTCACCCAAAAAGCGTCTATTATGGCATCCCTGATTATATCCCTGCTGTGGGATATATCTTAGCGAATGTTAATATCAGAGATTATCTCCTCCAGTATTTCGATCACAATGCTGTACCTCAGTATGCTGTAATCGTAAAAGGAGCTGATCTGGATGAGAACGTAAAGAACACTATTATGAGCTACTTTTCCAGAGAAGTTAAAGGAAATGCCCATAAGACTTTGGTTATTCCTATTCCAGCAGTAGGGGAAATTGATGTTATATTCGAGAAACTAGATAACTCATTTGAATCTGGAAATAGTGATGCTACCCGAATAGAGAATCAGAAGTCGATAATGATTGCTCATGGTGTTAATCCTGCGATTATTGGTATTGCTGATTCAGCCGAGCTTGGTTCTGGCAAGGGTAAATCCCAGATGGAGAATTATAGGGAAAGAATCGTTGTACCTTACCAGAGAAGATTCTCTAAGGAAATGAATGATTTGTTCCGAAAAGGACTTGGAACTAGTCATGTTGGAATCAAATTCGATCCTCTCAGCATTGAGGAGAGGTCTGTTCTTCTGGACGAGGATACAGAAGCTATGCGTAATGGCTTACTGACTCCGAATGAAGTAAGAGAGAGAAATAGTCTGGGATCACCTATCGAGGGTGGGGACAGATACTTCCTTATGACTTCATCTGGTCCAATCTTCTTGGATGAGTTTGAAGAGATGACGGGAATAGAAACTACGGAAGATGTCGAGAAGGTAGTGGATGAAGAAGCCGACCCTTTACCTGATGAAATAGAAGAATCGAATGACGTAGAAGGAGATGATGAACCAGTTTAACGCTGTATTATTCTCTCTAGAAAATTCAGTTGGAAGTTCCCGAAAAGATGAAGAGGCTAGAGAAGCCAAAAGATTCCAATCATTTTTTAGTAATTTTCTTGACCAGATGTTGAAGAGTTTTCTAGAGAGCAAGCTAGATAAGAGAGATTTAACCAAAGAGTTAGAGGCAGGTTTATTCAAACTTCTGTTAAATGCTTACAATTTTGGTGGATCTACTGCTCTTCAGACGTTTGGCTTTAACACCCCTTTCTCCACAATAACCCTTAAGTTCAAGCTTAAGGATAAGTCTATTCTGAAAGAGCTTAAGAAGAGAGCTAAGAAGTCGGCAAGTGATATCTACAATACGACCCATTCTGATTTGAAGTTCCAATCGAAAGCCAAGAAGAGGGAATCCGAGAAGGAAGCAGAGGTGAATTCCAAGAAGAGATTGGTGAAATATATCACCAATAGTAAGAGCTGGAGAGCTTTCCTGATTATCAGAAGAGAGTTCTTGTTTGGCTTTTCCTTAGCAAGATGGCACGTTTTCAAGAAATCAGGGGCTACTACGAAGAGGTGGCTCAGAACTTCAGATAAGCTGACAAGAGGAAACCATAAGAAGAACCAAGAAGTTGGCTGGATAGGGATTGATGCCAAATTCCCTTCAGGAGTATTAACTCCGGGTATCAGAGATAAGGACTCTTTTGGATGCAGATGTGCTCTAGATGTGAAGATTAATAACATAAAAAGTAAAAATGTTTGGTTAGGTAGTTGACATAAGGGTTTAAATTTAATAAAAGAGGTAGTTATGAAAGATGCTAGAATTCTTCTTGGTGGCGAATTTGTCCGACAGAGCAAAAATAGAGTAAAGGGATTCCTATCCTTTAACTCTGAAGATAACCAATATGATGTCCTTTCTCCTGAAGGTTTCGATCTTGATACTTTCATGGAAAAGAGAACAGTCCTCTATAATCATAAGCTCTGGGTAGACGAACAGGGAAATGCAATTCCAATAGGGGAAGTTGAAAGCATTGTTATTGCCAAGCTAGTGGGATCTGAAGACCCAACCATGTGGGGGATCAAGGATATTATTCTGGAGAACTCATTGATGAATTTCCAAAAGGTCGCCTTCCTTCTGCTGTGCTAGGTGATCGAGGACTTTGGTGTGTTACTCGGATTGATGTTCCTGCTGTTTGGAGCAAAGTCCTTAGACAAGTGCTTAATGGATTCTCATGGGCAGGAAAGACAGTTATGAGGAAAGTTAAGATTGGAAGCCTTGAAAAAGACGTAGGAGTTAAATCCATTATGAATGAAGTATCCCTTGTTTTTACACCTATGCACCCAAATTCAACTCTTGTTCCTATTCTTAAAGGAGCTGCTGTCGAGACAATCGAGAATGTTCGCTCTATGAAAGACAGCTATGGAATCTACGGTTTTGTATTCTCTCCTTCTGTGTTTACAGAAGCGAGTGCTAAGTTATGGCTCGAAGATCTCGATTTTGACTCTTCTAGTGCTGTTAATCTAGAAGACGGAGAGATTGTCTTTATGCAAACAGGTAAAGGCATCTTTGAAGATTCCCTTAAAACAATAGGAATTTCTCAGGGTGTTCAGGCGTTGTTAGGTATATTGGATACATCTTCTCTTGCGGAAGATGAGAAAAATGAAGTTTAGGGTTGACTGAAAAACTATTAGGTAGTAATATCATTGAAAATATGGAGGATGAGATGAAAGTAAAAGGTCAGAAAAAGTCGGGTGAAAAAGAAGAAGTTGCTCTTCCTGCAAGCACGGAAAAAATTGCCACTAAGGTCGAGGAAGTCCCCTCCGTAGTAACGGAAGCACCTTCTACTGATATACCTGTGGATGTTATTCTTGAAGAAGTTAAGACTGAAGCACCTGCTGAAGTCGTTGAAGAAAAACCTGAAGAGAAACCAGAAGATGTTGTAGAAGCTCCAATCGAAGCACCTATCGAATCTCCTGAGTCTTCAGATGAAGTCATTGAATCTAAGCTCACTACTAAAGAGACGCAGAAACGTGAAGATGAAGCTCTCTCTAAGTCATTGGAAGATAAACTCTCCGCAATAACGAACACCATTTCAGAAGTCCTGTCTCAAAAACTTGATACTATGATAGTCGGTATATCTGAAACGATTCAGAAATTTACCGAAGCTTCTGTTAAATTGTCGGATATGATGGCGGCTCAGTCTGAGGCGATCAATCAAGTTATCAGCCCAGATGTAGCTGTGGCAACTGCTAAGTCTGCTGTAGATGGCGTTGCTGTAGAAGCAAAAGCGGAGGAAAATTCTATTAATTTGAAAAAAGAGATTGACGAAGTAAAGGAAATGGTGCACTCTGTCATCAAGACAGCGACACCCTCTCCTGCTAGGGAAGAGCCTGTAAAGGCAAGGGGTGACGAGGTCGTAGAGCCTAACAATTGCTTTGGCGAGTTCTGGCCC